TATAATCTGTTTCTTCTTCTTTTACTTCCTCTTTTACTTCCTCTTTTACTTCCTCTTTTACTTCCTCTTTTACTTCCTCTTTTACTTCCTCTTTTACTTCCTCTTTTACTTCCTCTTTTACTTTATTTGATTTTTCATCTTCTTGTTCAGTATCGTAATCATATAATTTATCGTCATTTTTATTTAAACTATATTCGGAAGTCCAATTCCTTTCATTTTCTTTTATTTTAATTAATTTATTTAATAAATATTCTACATCGTTGCTAATTTCAAATGGAACAAAATCATCTTCTAATTCAAGAGAATCAGAATAATCATCTAAATTATTCTTGAAAATATAGTTTAATAAAGTGGAATACAATAATTTTAAATAATAAAACATTATATATATTATATTTGTATATAAATCTTTTAAATAAAAATTGAAATTTTATAAATACAATAAATGAAATAAATAAAATACAAAATAACAACAATAATTAAAAAATGGAAAATAGTCAATCTGTCAATTTATACTTGGGAAATACAAAAAATAAAGAATATCTTATACATAGTCATATATACGAGTATGTAAAAAATAAAAAAATTAAATTTGGAACAGTAATAGGGAATGCTTATCCTTATTATAAATATTTTTCTGATAATATTTATATCAAATATGATGAAGAAATATTAAATGATTACTTAAATAATATGAATAATATCTATTTTTCAACAAATGGAAAAATAGATAATAATATATTAATAGTAGATTCAAATAAAATAGATTTAAATACAGATTTTTGGAAATTTTTTCTAGAAAATTACAAAAATTATAATACAACCATATTTATTGTTACAGATAAAATAAATAATATAAATATAGATAATATAAAAAAATATGTAGATAATACTTATATAGTAAGATATACTGACGACAATTTCAAAAATATGTATAAAATCTACAAAACATTTTTTCAAGATAATATTGAATACTTAAATTGCAGTGAAGAAATATGTAAAGATTGTGATAAATATGATTTAGATGTAAAATATATAAAAATTATTTGTGAAAATTTAACATTTAATATAGATGTAATTTGTATAAATAAATATTTAAATAATATAAAAATATATAAAGGAATTATTACTACAAATACACCATTATATAATTTTAATACATACAAAATATACGATGAATATAAAAAAATCAATGAAAGATGCACATTAAGAAATATTATTAATGTTTAATATAGAATTATAAGACATAAAGTATAAAATATTATAATTGATTTAAAAATATTAATTTAATATATAAATTAATATTTAAAAAAATGAAGAAGAATGACTGTTTAATGTATATTTATACACATGAAGCATATACTTTTAAAGTGTTATCTGAATTGCTTCAGAATTGTATAATTGAAGCTTGTTTCGTGATAAATGAACAAGGAATAACATTAACAGGAACAGATTCAAAATCAACAACAGGAACAAAATTAGTTCATTTAGAATTATTTAGAGAAAATTTTCCAATTTATCAAGTTCCAAAAGAAGAATTACAAGTAGGTTTGAATTTAATGCATCTTTTTAGAATGTTAAAATCTATTAAGAAGAAAGACAAATTAACATTATTTATAAGCAAAAACAATCCATTAAATTTAGGAATATTAATTCAAGGGAATGAAAACAATTTTTATTCAGAAAATTATGTCAAAATAACAAATTACAGATCAGTAGATACTGAATTTCCAGAAGGTTATGAAAATCCAATTATAACATCATCAAAAGAATTTAGTAAATTAAAATCTTTGAATAGAGTTTCTAAATATATTGAAATTACTTTTTACAAACAAAAGATTGAATTCTTTTGTGATAAAGAAAATATTTATTCAAAGAAAATTACATTTGGTGATACTTCAGGAAATGATGAAGTTGAAGAAGTTGATGTATTTTCACAAAAATATGAAACTGAACAAATTTTACAATTAGTTAAAGTTGCAGGGTTATCACAAAATATTAGAATTTATTATGATAAAGTGTTACCATTAAAGTTTCAACTAAATGTGGGTTCTCTTGGTAATATTTCTATTTATATGAAATCAAAAGAAACAATTGAAGAAGAAGAAAAGGAGAATGAAGACTCTAATATGAGATATTATTTAAATAGTGAATAAAAAATATACTAAAATTTACATATATGGTTTAAACATAATTGGTTTTTCCAATCCATATTTATCACAAGCAGATTTAAATGATTTAATATATGACCAATATATCCAGTACATAATTGACAAATTAATAGCAATGTTTATAACAACACCTGTCCATTTATAGTTGGCGTAAAATATAAGAGATGTACCAAAACTCCATAATAAACCAATAATTAAATAATCAGATAGAGCATCAGCTGCATTTTGTAAAGTATCTTGATCTTTTGAAAAATTTTTAACTGAAAATTTACTAGACATTTCAACAGAGCCAATAGCAAATTGCATACTTGCAAATAAAATTGATTTACCAATCAATTTAGGCATTAAATCTACACTTTTTGATTTTTCAACTTTAAACATTTTATTGTTTTTTGTTTAATTATAATATTTTGTTTTTATAAAATATTATAATTAATTTATATTATTATTTATTGTTCTTCGTTTCCAAATAATTTTCCAATATATCCAATTTTATTTCTAGTAAAATATAAAACACAAAATAAAACAATACTTACTATTAAAGAATAAAATATCAATTTCCAATAACTTACAATACGTTCACTATCTTGACCATTTTGATTTTTATTAGAGTTCAATTTAAATTTATTTTCAGGTGTATTTTTATTTATATTTTTTAGAACAAATTTTGGTTTAAAATAATAAAGTATAATCAAAGTTGTTATAAAAAGTGATAAAAATATAAAAATATGTCTTTTTGGAATTTTTGAAGTGATATCTTCATATTTATCTATAAGTTTATGATGAATTGGTGTACGGGAAACGCCTTTAAAACCTATATTTTGTTCAAGTTTAGATATATATTTTTGTCTATCAGCTGTTCTTATTAAGTTATTTACTGGAGAATTTAATTTTGACATTTATTTTATTTAATTAAAATTACTTTTATAGTTATTATTATTAAAAATATAATATAAAATTTGTTTATAAATAAAAAAATATATTTTATTTATAAATAAAAAGAATGGATAACAAAAATTATACAATAATTGAAGATATTTTTGATATGGAAGACTCTTCAAATTCTAAGTTAAATCCTCAATATTTTGATACCCCTATGAATAGAATAGAAACTCCTCAAAAACAAGATATTTTTAGAACACTTGATTCTCATTCTGCTAGACCCCCTTATCCTGTTAGTGAAATTGGTAATATGCCATCTTTATCTTATGATGAAAATATGATAAAAAATAAATTAAGTAGACAAATAAATCCAAGATCTTTAGCAACTAGACAATACAATTCTATGACAAATTCAAATAGAATTTTACAATATCCTGAACAACAACCCATAATTGAAACTCGTTATAAAAATAAAAACATCGTAGAAACAAATTCAAATAATGCAATTATATCTCCAAATAATGCATATATAAATGAAAATGTTCATATTCAGAATTTTAATAAAATGAATTGTAGAGATATTTATAACCATATTGACAATTGTCCTATTTGTAGTAAATATTACAAACAATCAAATAGAACATACATAATAATTATTATTTTTCTTGTTCTTATTATTTTATTGCTTATTAGACAAAAAAATTAAATAAAAAAATTATATATTTATATAAATAAAAGAAATTAACCTAATATAAAAATGATTATGGAATTTTTCATGTATAAAAATGTTAATGATTCAAAAGAATCTTATAAAAATGTAGAGGGTTCTCCAACCCTGGAAAAATATAGACATTATCAAAATAGTCCTTGTACACAGGGTCAATATCAATATCAAACTCAAACTGAACCTATGTCTACTCCTATGTTAATGCTTATTTTTGTAATATATTTGGCACTTGGTATTTATGCTGCTAAATTAAGTTGGTATTCCAATTCCAAAGCAGGTTGGTCAAATGGTTATAAAGTAATATTTGCAATACTTGCTTTTATGTTCCCTGTTACTTATATTACTGCACATATATTATTCAAATTAGACTTGTTATCACGTATTAAAGGAAATTCTAAATATTCTTTGTAAAATATATATTTTAAATTTTAATATTTTTTATTTTAAATATTTTAAATATTTAAAATAAAAAAATGTGCGATATTGATAAATATATATTTGATCAAGATGATGAATTTTATAATGAAAATAGAACTTTCTTGAAAATTACATTATATTTTTTATATTTAATGGTGTTTATAAACTTTATAACCTTTATTTACGTTAATATGTATTTGTTATAATTTTTTTGAAAATTTTTTATAAATTTTATATATTATTAAAAATATTATTAAAAATATTATTATAAATGAAATAATCCTTATATATCCTATCAATTCAATATTTCTTTTTCTCTTTATTATATTTTGTGTTTCTGGTTCTAATATATTTGAAAAAACTATTGCATTTGTTATTGCTGATTCCATAGTAGTAAAACTATATATGCTATTTCCATTTTGTGTTCCTACTTGATACAAATTTTGAGTTATACTACTAAATGCTGGAAGTGGTTTAGTATTATAAGTTTCTATATAAGCAGTATCTGCTTCTATCCACTTATTTTCGTATTTTATAGTTCCTGGATGAAGTATACAATTATTAGGGTCTGGTAATTCTGGAAATGAAATTTTAAGTTGTCTAAATACTTCTTTTTTTAATTCATCTTCATTTGACTGATTTGCAGTTTTATTAATAAAAGAAGAAACAGTATCTGTTTTTGTAACACATGTACTTATTACAAGTTTAGAACGTTCATCATTAAAATTCATATAATTTGTTAATACTATAAACGCAATACCCCATTCTGTTTTTGGGAATCCCCAAACTTTTTGCAAGTTTATTTCTTTGTTCCAGTGAAAAGTAATGGGAATATAATTCATATAAGTTGAATTATTTACCCATTTTTGTAATTTTGATAATTCTCCAAATGAATCTTTGTATAAAACACTTTTACTTAATATATTTTCAATTGGTTTTGGTGGTATACACATAATAAACCGTTTTGATTTTATTTTATAAATTTTATTATTATTTACAACTGTTATATAATCTACATTTTTATCATTCTTACCATCTAGTGTTAATACTTGTGTATTCATCATAAAATCAACATTATTTTCATACAATTTTTCTAACCATAATTTAAAAAGTCCTTCATCATTTGGTTTATTCGGTTGATATATAGTATAAATAAACTGTTGATTAAATAATTGTAAAAATTTATTTATACTATAATTTTCAGAAGAAGCACCATCTGTTAATCTGCATAATCTGTCAATATAATCTTTTGTTTTTTCACTAAACATATTGGTTTCCATAAAATTTTTCATAGATGTATTTTTTCCATGTGTTGGAAACACAATCATTATTAAAAAATGATATACAAATGTTCTTATTTCATTTATATTAAAATCTTTTATAGAATATTTTCCAATATCACTTATTGTAAATTTATAAGGAGTATATAAACTGTCAAAATTTATATCCATTTTTTTAAGTAGGTTTCTTGTATTTACATAAGAACTTGAATATATTCTTGGACCATGTTCAGTAAATAATCCATTTACTCTTGTAACACGATGACATCCACCTACATCTTTATTTTTATCAATTAATAAACATTTTTTTCCAATTTTTGAAAATAAATATGCAAGAGTTAATCCTGTCGGTCCAGCTCCTATTATACAGTAATCATATTCCTTTGACATTTTATTTTTATATAAAATATTATATAAAAAAATTTTTATATATTTATATTATAAACATGGGAAATATTTTTAGCGGTACAAGTACTACATCTATTTCTGATAATTATGTTCAATCAAAAGATGCTAGTGGAAATCCAATAAATTATGTTAAAAATGCTGATATTGCTTCTTTTATAAATAAAGATGTTAATAATTTAACTTACTATTATACTAAATCGCAAAGTGATTCTAATTACGCAAAATCAAATCAAATTCCTGATTTAACTCCTTATGCACAAAAAACAGATTTAACTAGTTATGCACAAAAAACAGATTTAACTTCTCTTTCAAATACTGTAAATAGTATAAATACAAATGTGTCAAATATTCAAAGTGGAAATTATCTTTCATACTCTGGTAGTTCTAAAAATACAATTGAATTAAGTGATGATTATTTACAATTTACAAAAAACGGAAATCAAATTTCTAAATTAAATAAAGATGGATCATTTGAAATCACAAATTTATCAAATTCAACTTTAAATTCTCCTTCAATTCAATTTAAACGTACAGACGATAGCATTAAACAAACACAAATATTAGGAATACAATCTGGTGGGGATACAACTGGTAATGAAAAAAGAGATTTTTTAAGAATTGGATCTTTTAAAAAAGATACTAATAATAATTATCAAATATCTCCTGTTTTTGTAAGATTTGATACTTTAAGTGATGGTTCTGGTTCTCCTGTTTCAAGATTTAGATCTCCTGTTATTTTTAATAATAATCTTAATATAGGTCAAGATTCAAAATATTATACAATTTCTACTGATTTTTCTAAAGATAAATGTATATCTTTAAAAGAAACTGATCAAAGCAATTCAGATACTACCGCAAATTATACCGATAAACCTGTTGGTAAATGGTGTCCTTAATTATTTTTTTTATTTTTTATATATTTGTAATATATAAAAAATGGGAAATTTTTATTCTAGTAGTAACACAGCTCCTCAATATGTAAATAAATCTGACTTTGACAGTTATGTATCTTCTACTCCAAATGTTTTAGATTTAAATACTGTTTTAGCAGATTCAACTCTTACTCAAAAATTATTAACTGCTTTGGCAAACGATTCTCAAAAAAGATTTGTTGGACCACAAGGCATTCAAGGACCTAAAGGGGATACTGGTTTACAAGGACCTAAAGGAGATACTGGTTTACAAGGACCACAAGGTACAGTTGGTCCTACAGGTCCACAAGGTCCTAAAGGTGATGCTGGACAAACTGGACCAAGTGTTTTACAAGATGCGATAAATTATAACAATTCAACAACTGATACAACTGCTAAATTAAATACTTCTTCATATGTTTGGAATAATTTTTATACAAAAACACAAAGTGACAATAAATATGCACCTAAATCAAGTTCACCAGATGGAAAATATCAAGATAAAGGGGACTATATAAGCAAAACTGATAATACAACAATAAATAATTTATTTAATTCTGGTAATAAGGATATTGTTATAAGCGGACAAAAATCTTTGGCATTTAATAATAACAATTCATCTGTTGTAATGTCATATGGTAAT